ACGTAACCGATAAGCCGCCCGGCGACTGGATAAACGACGTGGCGATGCACCCGACCAGCGGCGCGCCGATCATGCGCGAGACGATGCGCCCCTACTGCGAAATGGTGAAGTGCTCTGCCACCAACGTTCTCGAGGGGCCGTTCCGCTACTGGACTGACCGCGTGCTCGTATTCCGCGTCCCCGGCTGGGAGATCAACGTCGGCGACACCTGGAACCGATTCGGACTCATCCGCTTCGCCAAGGATCCGATGCGCTATCGGAACTTCTGGAAGTCAGTGAAAGCCGAGAAGATGATGCAGACGCCGCGTGCAACGTGGCTGGCGTCGCAGGAAGCCGTCGCCGGCTACGAACAGGACTACCGCAACTCCAACGTGTCGAACGACCCGCTGCTGCGTTACAACGCCGAGGCCGGCAGCAAGCCAGAGCGCCTGGCGCCAGTGCAGGTCGAAGCAGCGCTGATCCAGGAGGCCAGCGAGGCCGACCAGGACATCCGCAACGTCACCAACCTGCACGAAGCGTCGCTGGGCCAGCAGTCCAACGAGGTTTCCGGCAAGGCGATCAACGCCCGCGTCCGTATCGGCGAGCTGGGCACCGTCATCTATCAGCACAACCTCAACATGGCGATCGGCGAAGCTGGCCGCGTGCTCAACGATCTCATCCCGTACTACTACGACACGCCGCGCATGATTAAGGTGCTGGGCGAGGACGGGAAGTCGGAACTGGTCCGTATCAACGACCCCGAAGACCCCGAATCCATCGACATCACCGTCGGCAAATATCAAGTCACCGTCACCACCGGCCCGTCCTACACGACCAAGCGCGTTGAGGCGGCGGAGACGATGGAGACCATCATCAACGCCCACCCGGAGATCATGGGCTGGGCTGGCGACATCCTGTTCCGCAATCTGGACATCCCCGGCGGCGAAGAACTGGCGGAGCGCGCCGCGAAGCTGCTCCCGCCTGAGCTTCAGGACATGGCCGAGGCGACGCCGGAACAGAAAAAGGCCAACGACGAGAAAGCGCAGGCCACGCAGCACGCCGCGAAGCAGGCGGACGACAAGATCGAGGCCGAGATCGCCGAGGCTCGCGCCAAGGTCGACGACTGGGCTGCCAAGGTCAAGGAAACCCAGGCGCGCGAAGCGCTCCTCGTCGCCCAGCGCGACGAAGTCGCGGCCCGCATCGCCAAAATGGCTGCGGAAACCCAAAAGATTGAGGCCGAAGTGCCGAAAGTCCACGCCGAAACGGAGCATACGGCGGCCATGACACAGGCCGACCTTATGGCTACCGCCGCCGGCTTCGAAGACGCCAAAAAGCAAGTCGTTGTGAAGGAATAGCATGCCAAGGACGGTTTGCACCGTAGAAGGTTGCGGCAGGGCAGAGGTCGCCAAGGGCCTGTGCACAAACCACTACTATCACGCGGTTCACAACGGCTCGCCAACCTCTCGCCAACGCTCCGAACGAGGCAGCGCTCTTCGGTGGCTGCTGTCACAAGGCCCTAGCGAACAAGGGCCTTGCCGCGTTTGGCCATTTGGGACCTACGCGACAGGTTATGGAAAAGTATGGGTAGACGGGCGATACGTGGGCGTTCACCGCCTAGTGTGTGAGAAATACCACGGGCCTCCGCCTTCTGATTCGCACGAAGCCGCGCATGGTTGTGGAAACCGACCCTGTTTCAACGAGCACCACCTGCGGTGGGCAACTCGCAAAGAAAACGCCGGTGATAAAATAGCGCACGGTACCAATGTAGGTAACGAAACGCGCGGAAGATACGCCCCCGTGCCCGCCGCTATTGTAAATTTATGCAAAGCTAGCGAGGAGATGGGGTCTGTATTGGCGAGGAAATTTGGAATAAGCGAATCTGCGGTTAGCAAATGGCGCCGCGGCGTAAGTAGGCAGGAGACCTGAAAATGACCGTAGAAACCGAAGTTACTAACGCCCCAGAGTCGACATCCGGAGGCGCCGGCAAGGCGGAGGTGGCCGCCATTTCCAGCTTCGCCGAAGCTGAGGCGGCGTTCAACAAGGAGCAAGGTGCTGCTGAAGAACAGGCGGATACCGTCGAAACTGCTGAAGCCGACGCGGAAACTGGCGAGGAAGCCGAAGCTGGGGACAGTGAAGCCGAAGAAGAAAAGGCCGCCGAAGGATCCGCTGACCCCGTGGTGAAGCCGGCCGCGGACGGCAAGCTGTCCAAGGGCCAGCAGAAAAAAGCCGACCGCGCAGCCGCGGCTGCGCGCCGCGCCGGCGAAGAACGCGCCGCTGCCGCAGAAGCCGAAGCCGCGAAGCTGCGAGAAGAACTGGCCGCCGCGAAGGCTGGCAAGAAGACCGAAACTGTCGTCGAAACCGCGGACGAAGAACCCGACCCGGATAAATTTGAGTACGGGATACTCGATCCAGCCTACCAGAAGGCCGTAAGAGCTTTCGACAAGGCCCAGATCAAAAAAGAACTGGTGGCCGATCAGCAAGCCGAAGCTGCTAAGGCGAAAGCCTCGGAGACCACGGCGAACTACGAGAAGCAGGTCGACGCGCTGCTGGAAGAACACGACGACTACTACGAAGTGGTCGAAGACGGGTTCAAAGCCGGCAAGTGGACGCTTCCTGACGGGTTCAGTCCCATTCTCATGGAATCCCCCGTCGGCGCCAAGATCGCCTACGAACTCGCCAAAAACCCGGCGGAATCCCGCCGCATCGCCGCACTCCCCGTCCTGAAACAGGCCGCCGAGTTTGGTAAGATGGAAGCCCGGCTCACCGATCCGCCCGCACAGGGGAAGTCAGGGAAAAAGGCCGCTGTCTCCAAAGCTGATCCGCCGGCAGACGCCGTGCGCGGCTCCGGGGGCAAGTTCCAGGCCAACTCCGCTACAACTGACTTCGCCGCTTTCGAGCGATCCCACGCACATCTGCTGAACCAGTAGGCCCATAACGCGGCCGGGGTTCGGCCAACGAGAAAGAACCCCGCCGCCATGGCCGTTTCCAACCAGTTCCTTAACGCGCAAGAGTACGTCAACAGCATGTTGCTGCTGGTGAAAAACTACCTGCGCATGGGCAAGCTCGTCGAGAAAAAGTTCCTGCCGGACGTCACCGACGAGAACGGCCTGACCATCTATATCAAGCGCCCGCCCCGGTTCATCCAGACGACCGGCCCCACGTTCAAGCCGCAGGACATCGTCGTCGGCTCGACCAGCGTGGCCGTCACCGAGTACAAGAACGTCCACCTGAGCATCACCGATCTGCAATACGTGCAGTCGATGAACCAACTGATGAAGTCGCAGACCATGATGTCCGCGGCCTCCACGCTGGCGCAGGGCGTCGACACGTTCCTCCAGACCAAGCTGAAAGGCTTCAACAACTGGGTCAACGCGCCCGGCGCGGCTGTCACGACCGATTACGCGCTCGCCACGCCGCAGCAGTTCATCCCGGTCAAAACCCGACTCGGCAACCTTGCCGTGCCGGAAGTGAACCAAGGCGCCGTGTTCTCGCTCGAGGACAACGCCGGCGTCGAAGGTTCGTTGATCGACAAGTACATGACCGACGTGGCGCAAGCCGCGTTGAAGCGTGGCGAGATCCCGATGCTCTCCGGCATCGCGAACTACAAGACGCAGAACCTCAACGTGCTCGTCACCGGCACCCGCACCTCCACCGGCGCGGCGCAGGTTGACGGCTCGGCCGAGAACGTCAACTACCAGGATGTGAAGTCGAGCATGACGCAGACCCTGTCGCTCAAGGGCCTGACCAACGGCGACACGATCAAGGCGGGCGAAGTGCTCACCATTGCCGGCGTTTACGCGGTTAACCCGCGCCAGACGTCCGACGACGGCACGAACATCCGCACGCTGCCCTATCTGGCGCAGTTCACGGTCGTCGAAGACGTCCTTGTCACCGGCACGACCGAGGACATCACCATCACGCCGCCGATCATCGTCCCGAACACGGACGCCACCGGCTCTGTGCAGGAAGTCAAGTGGACGAACACCGCGTTCGCCACCGCTTCGGCTGTCCCGTCTGACTCGGCCAACGTCGTCTGGGCCGGCGCTCCTTCGACGCAGTTTACCGTCCGCGCTGCCTGGCACAAGTCCGCCATCCAGCTCGTCGGCGCGCAGCTCATCCGGCCGTTCAACGGTGAAGTCGCCTTCGCGACCGACCCAGACAGCGGCCTGTCGATCCGCTACTGGCGCGGGTCGGACTTCTCCAACGCCACGCATGGTCACCGTTGGGACATGATCTACGGCGCGACCAACGTGGACGGCCTGCTCGGCGCCCGGTTCTCCGGCACCGCCTAAGTCCCCATTGTGACCCCTGCCCGCGCAGTATAGGCTGCGCGGGCAGCTTCACGGGATCATCAAGGGACGCAAATGGCTACGACCAACCAATCAGTCGACGTTTTCCCCATCGCGGAAGCGCGGTCTGGCGTGCGCGCCAAGGCCACCTTCTCCGCAGAGGGTGACGTCACCAACTGGCAACTTCTCAACGGCGACGTGGCTTACCAAGGCTACGGCCCGGTCTCCGCGGCCACCGTCGGCCTCCAGCGCTCCACCGTCGACCCTTCGGGCGGCGCTGGCAACCCGGTCGAAGTCGATGACGCGACCGGCTCTGGCGGCGGCGGCTTGGCCGCCACAGTCCCAGGCGTCGGCAATGCATGGTATCGCCTCATCAACAAAACGACCTTCGGCCCCGCCAACACAATCACTGAGCGTTCGCTGGCCAGCCTCGCGGCGGCGATCAACGGCCTTCAGCCGGGGGCCAACGGCTTCGCGCCGGACACCGACCCCCAGCCGCTCGTTCACGCGGTGGCCGACGATCTCGTTCTGACGCTGACTGCGGCTACACCTGGCGTCGCTGGTAATTCGATCGCTACTACGGCTGTGCTCGCAGGTGGCGACTTCGCTGACGCAACTCTCATCAACGGCGCGGATGCCGTGACCGCCAGCGGTCTCCTGACGTTCACGACTGAGCCCGCCGCGCTCGACACAGTTACGGTCAACGGCCGAGTCTACACCTTCGTTGCGGCGCTCACGGGCGCGGCTGACGAAGTGCTGCGTGGGGCCACTGTAACGACGGCGCGCGACAACCTGATCGCAGCTCTCAACGCTGGCGGCGCCGGCGCCACCGGCACGCTCACCGCGTCCGGCAACCCCGCCGCAGGCGACACAGTCCAAATTGGTGGGCGAACCTACACGTTCGTGGCGGCGCTTTCGTCCCCGGCTGTCCCTGGCGAAGTCGTGCGCGACGCCGCGACCGACACCGTGTCTCTTGACCACCTCGTCGCCGCGATCAACTCGGCTGCCGGCGGGGGCACAACCTACAGCGTCAACACGCCGCCGAATGCTGACGTGAGCGCGGTTCGCTCCGGCTCCACGATTGTCGCCACGGCGCGCGTCAAAGGCACGCCGGGCATTGTCAAGACCGTCGAGACCAGCGCCAACCTGTCGTGGGGCGCCACCGCGCTCGTCGCGACGACCGGCCCTGGCGCTACTTACGGCCTCGGAACGGTCATCAACCCAGATATTACCGCCGCTGCGTCTGGCGCCAATATGACCGCCACGGCCAAGGTTGCGGGCGTTGCCGGCAACGCCATTACGACCACGGCTGTCTCCACCCACATCGCGTGGGGCGCAGGCGCGCTGGCTGCTGGCGCCGATGCCGTAGCGGCCACGGGCGCGCTGACCATGACCGATGTGCCGGACGATGGCGGCACGGTAACGGTCGGCGCAATCACCTATACTTTCAAGGACGACTTGACCCCCACAGCCGGTGAGGTAATGATCGCCGGCACGACCATCGACGTCACGCTAACCGGAGAACGTGCTGCAAATGCTTAAGCATCCCGACAAAGGCGCCCGCAAAGGCCCGAAACGCTACTGGCCAGCCTGGCGCTACGGCCCGGCGCTGGTCGAAGGCGGCGAAGTCCAGGCACGAATCTTCCAGAAGCCCGACGACGTTCCCGAAGGTTGGGTGACTCACCCGAACGAGCTCAAGGCGAAAGCCGCACCGGCCGCTGACGCGACGCCGGCCGCACCCGCCGCACCTCGTAAGAAGGGCGCCAAGGCTGCCGCGACGCCGACGGCTGACGAAGCGGAGCGCGCCGCGCTCATCGCCGAGCTGACGGCGAAGGACTACGACCCGGCCGAACTCGCTGGCGCAACGCTCGACGAGCTGCGTGCTGTGATGAAGGCCGAACCGGATGCCGCTAACCACTAACGACATCATCACGCGCTGCTATCGGGAGGGCAACCTCATCCCGATTGGCCAGACGCCGAACACGGCGGAAGTGACTGAAACGCTTGGCGTTTATCAGTCCTTCATGTCGTCTCTGATCGGTAATGACATCGGCCAGCTCCTCGGAGACTGGGAGCTGCCGCCCGATCCGTCTTCGCCGAACCCTGGCCGGTACCCGCTCTACCCGGAGAAAGACTGGAGCTTCAACCAGCAGGTCTGGCAGAACCCGCCGGCGAACGTGAATATGGTCGCCAACGCAGGCATTGGCGACCCCGTGTTCTTCCCTCCGACGCCGTCCAACGGCGCGCGGATGGCGTTTGTGAACGTCGGCTTGGACCTTGCGAACTTCCCGCTGACGCTGGACGGCAACGGCCGGCTGATCGAGGGGACGCCTACGCTCACGATCACCGCGGCCAACTACACCGGCCCGATTCTCTGGTTCTACCGCGCCGACCTCGCTAACTGGGTCCGCGTGACGGACTTGACGATCACCAGCGATTCGCCGCTGCCGCCGCAGTTCGACGACTTCCTCATCTCGTCGATGTCGATTCGACGTGGCCCTGCCTACAACAAAGACCCCGCCGCCGCGACCGTGGCGACCGCCAAGCACGGCCTCAAGCTGCTGAAGACGACGTACCGGCAGGAAGCGCCTGGCGCGCCGTTCCCCGGCGCATGGCGGTTTGGCACCTACCAGAGCTACGGAACTCCCTGGCGATTTACTGGCGGTGGCGGCGGGTTCGGCTGATGGCGAACCTGCAATTCGGCAAGGGCGCCTTCAAGCGCACCTACGGAAAAGAGCCGGAAATCGTCCTGCTCAACCGCTTCTTCGAACAAAATCCCTCCAACCGGGTCGACGCCGTCGCGCTCCTGTCGCGGCCGGGCGATACTTTCCTCGCTGGCTGTGGCAAAGGGCCGATCCGCGCTAACTTCTTTCAGGACGGTACGATCAGCGGGAACCTGTTCACGGTCTCCGGCAACGAACTCTACATGTTCGCAAAAGACCTGACGCGCACACACATCCTCGGCACGATCGCTGGCACGCAGACGCCTCAGATGGCCGGCACCAGCACGGCGCTGTGGATCACTGACGGCGTCCTGCTTCAGTTCTACGACGGCGTAGGCTCGCGCGCCCAGGGGCTGTTGACGGTCGCCGCCAACCCTACCCCCGGCGATACTGTGACTTTGGGGACACAGACCTACACTTTCACGGGCGTTCTGCCGACGGCTGCCGACCAAGTGCTCATCGGCGCGGCGATCAACGACAGTGTCCAGAACCTCACTGATGCGATCAACCGCTCGCTGGGCGAGGGCACGCGCTACGGCGCCAACACGCAGGTCAACGCCTACGCCGTCGCGGTGAACAACGAAGACGGCACGATGACTGCGATCGCGAAGACCGGCGGCTCCGCCGGCAACGCTGTCGTGACGACGTCGGCGCTGGGCTCCACGCGCGCCACGGGCACGCTGACCTTCACGCCCGGCACGATCACCACGCAGACCGTCCAGATTGGCGGCGTTTACTACATTTTCTCAACCAACCCGCCGACCACAGACCCATTCGCCGCCGGCAGCGCTGCGCACCCGTGGCAGGTCTATCGGGGCCTGACGGCCGCCGCCGGCCTGCTCAACCTCCAGGCCGCCATAAACGGATCCGGCACGCCCGGAACGACCTATTCGACGGCGCTGGTGGCTCACCCAACCGTGGAGTGCACCGCTGTCACGGCCACGACGCTTTCTGCTCGCGCTAGGGCTGGCGGCACGGCTGGCAACGCCATCTCGACCACCGTGCCGGCCGGCGCGGGCCTCGCGTGGGGCGCTACGACGCTCGCCGGCGGCGCCGCTGGGACGGACGGCTGGGCGCACGCTACGCTCCTCGGCGGCGTCAACGACTCGCTCAGCGGCTGCGCGACCCCGGATGACGTCGGGATTGTGTCGCTTTGCGTCCTCAACGGCTTCGTTTTCCTCGCCGCGGCGAACAGTGACCGAATTTACTGGATCCTGCCGGGCGAGATCACGATCGACCCGCTCAACTTCGTAACGGCCGAGGCGCAGCCGGACGGGGTTATATCGCTGATGACCGTTGGCGACCAGTTCTGGGCCTTCGGCAGTCAAACGACGCAGCCGTTCTACCTGACGGGGAACGAGGACGCCCCAGTGGCGCCGGTGCAGGGGCGAGCGTTCAGCCAAGGCGTCGTCGAAGGAACTGCCTGCCTTATGAACCAACAGGTCGTGGTTGTCGGAAACGACGGTATCGTGTATCTCATCGCAGGCGGCCCGAAGTCGATCTCGGACCAAGGGATTTCAGAGCGCATCAGGAAGGCGCTCGTGGCGGAAAGGGACGCGCCGTGACGGGCATTATCTGCGACAACCACGAGAACTACGGCGACGACATCAACCTCGAGCTCGACGGCATCGTTGCCGAGGTTCTGGCGAACACCACGCTCGTCATCCCCAGCTTCGAAACGCAGGGTCGCTACTGGTGTGCGATGGACGGCCGGGGCACTGGCTTCCGTCGTGCGTTCCCCGCCGGCGGCATCACTAAGGTCGGCTGCTGGACGCAGAATCAGATCCCCAACCTTCCCGTCGCCAACAACCGTATCTGGCTCATGGAGTTCCGCGACGGCGGCAACGCCATGCGCTTCCGCGTCACCGTCACGACTGATGGCAACCTCCAGGTGCTCGACAACCTCGAAGCGGTGCTGGCGTCGACCTCCGCGCCGTGCATCCTCGCCGGCACGCAGCAGCGCGTACAGGCCCAGTTCGACCTCACAGGCGGCACGACTGATCTTGAGATCAGGGTTGACGGCGTTTCGGTGCTGATCGCCAATGACCTCGCTATCACCGTCCCGCCGACCCAAGTGTTCTTCGGCAACTCAGATTCGCCGTTCGGCGGAGCGCCGACGTGGTATCAGAAAGCGTATGCCGTCTATTCACTGACCGGCACGTACAACGACGACTGGCCGTCAATCACCGGCATCGCCACGATTTATCCCGCCGCTGACACGGCGACGGCCGGCATGACGCCGAAGCCGCGCCAGAAGATCGACGCGGGCGTGCTCTACACGCAAGGCAGCGGCGATTTGCTCGACTGCGGCGCGCTGGCTGCCTACGACATCGGCGCCGGCGACTTCACGCTTGAGACGTGGTACCGCCCGGCTGTCCTACCGGCTGGCTCAAACTTCTCGACGCTGCTGGGCAAGTGGTCGGCGTCCAACTCGAATCGCTCTTATCGGCTCGTGAAGTATGGACCCTCCGCCAACGGCGGCGCGGTGGCCTTCGAGATCACGACCGACGGCACGCTCGCTACGCTGGTGACGGTCGCCTCCGCTGTGCTCGATTTCCAGATCGGCTCCTGGTACAACATCGCCATCAGCCGCACGGCGGGCGTCACGCGCCTGTATGTCAACGGCTTCCAGGTCGGCGCAGCCATCGCCGACGCCCACACCTACTTCGCCACCGGCGTCAACGCCAAGTTCGCCGTCGGGGGCGAGCTGTCAGGCGTCGGGACGACGGTTCTGGCCAACTCCAGCGTCGACGGCATGTTCGACGCCACGCGCTTCACCAACGGCGTCGGGCGCTACGTCGCCAACTACACGCCCACGACGATCCCCTACCCCACGACCGTCGGAGGCGACCCTGACTTCGCCGATGTGGAACTGCTCCTCGAGTACGACGAGAACCTGAATGACCAATCCAGTTTTGCACATACGACCACCGCCAGGGGTAACGCGGCGCGCATCCTACCGAACGACGGTGCTGCCGCTTACGAAACCATCAACGCCAACGCCCCGTTGGATGATCGCTTCCTCGAAGCCTCGCTGATCGCCGCCACGGGCATCCTGACGCTCTCCGCGAACCCGGCTGACGGGGAGACGGTGACGCTTGGCGCGACGACTTACACGTTCAAAACCGTCCTTCCGGTCACAGCGAACACGGTGCTGATCGGCGTGGACGGCATCGCGACGCTGTCGAACCTCGCTGCGGCGATCAACCAAGGGCCAGGCTCCGGTACGCTGTACGGCACGGGAACGGTGCAGAACACCTCCGCCAGCGCCGCTGCTGGGCCGACCTCCGGCCAGATGACAGCCACGGCGATCACGCCAGGCACCGCTGGCAACGCCATTGCGTCGACAGCGACGCTGGCCAACGGCGCGTGGACGGCCACCACGCTTCTCGGCGGCCTCGACATCCCTGGTCCGTCGGCGTTCTCGCTGACACCGCTGGACCCGCACGTCACCGGCGTCCGCTGGCTGGAGATGCGTGACCGCTCATTCCTGAACCAAGGCGCGGGCTCGCTTCAGAAGTCCTTCGTGGTCGACGGTAACGCGGCGGCCGGCACTGACAACGCGCTCAACACAGCGCCGACTTACCGCTTCGACGTGATCGAGGAGGACCCCGACACGGGTGCTGCGATCACGCCGTCGTCGATCATCAACGGGCAGATCCAGCTCGAACGCACCGCCTAGGGGCCTCCGATGGTGGCTGCCAACAGCATACGCACGGCGCAGGTTCCGACGATCGCTCCCGTTGAGCAGTATGGGTCCGCGCGGGCATCGCAATTATTCGCCCTCGCGCCCATCGACAACACGCAGAGCGCGCCGTACACGCGCGTCTCACAAACCCCGATCATCGCGCCAGTGCAGAGTGAAGGCGTCACGCGCACTTCGCAGACCTACATCCTCGGCGTTTACGGCGTCGGCTCGACGGAGAACTTCAAGCTCCGGGCGTGGACCTTCGTGCTCGACGGCAACTACTACTACGTCCTTCACCTCGGCCTCCAGGGAACGTGGATTTACTGCCTCGCCACTGACACGTGGGCAGAGTGGCAGACGCTGGGCTACGACAACTGGAACGCCGAGTGCGGGTTGGTGTGGAATAGCCGCATCGTCGCCGGCGACCAGGCCAACGGCATTCTCTGGGAAGTCGACCCGGAGCTGATGACCGACGAGGACTTCCGCCCCATCGAGCGCACCGTGACCGCGCTCCTACCAGCTTCTGGCCGCGATTACGTCACGGTCGACAACCTGTTCGTCACAGCGTCCGTCGGCTATCCGACTTCGCTGGACCCGCTCGTGGCGCTGCGCTTCAGCGACGACTACGGTAACACATGGGTCGACATGACCGACTGCAACGTGACCCTGCTGCCAGGCGCCTTCGGGCAGGAGATCGCCTACCGCTCACTGGGCGGCTTCGGAGCGCCCGGCCGCATATTCGAGATCACCGACACTGGCGGCGCTGTGCGTATCGACCGCGCAGACGTCGAGACCAGCGGGGGCAGCTAGTGGCGCAGAAGCCAGACCCGCTCACCAAGACGGCGTGGATTGTCGACGCCGACCGCACGCCCACCTCGTTTTTCATCCGACAGTGGAACCTGCTGTTGGCGTTCGTTTCGCAGACGCTGGACAGCCTGACGACGCTCGCCGCCGAGATCGCCAAGGTTCTGGCGGTGCGGATCGAGACCACGGCACCCATCGCGGGCGGCGGCGCGCTGCTGGCGCTTCAGCCAATTTCCCATAATGACAGCGGAGTGACGCCCGGCACTTACGGGGATGCGACGCACGTTGGGCAGGTCACGGTGGACGCCAAGGGACACGTCACTGGTGCCGCGAACGTGGCGATTACGTTTCCGACACCTTCCGCTGGGCTTACGGCTGGATTCACAGGCTGGGTCAGCCCCGCCGCCACGGCACAGGCTCACGCCTTCGTAGGGAACAAGATCACGCCGCTGCACAACATGACCATCACGGGCGTGGTTGGGTACATGGATGTGACGGTTAACAACGCCGTCTACGAGGTCGTCATTCTTGAGCTGAACGGCTCAAACGTCGTTCAGGCCGTCCACGCCTCGCCCACCTACACCAACTCCGGAACCGGCGCCAAGACGCTCTATTTCGAGTTTGCGTCTCCAGTGTCGCTGGTAGCGGGAACTGCTTACGCGGTTATGTTCGGCCGCACCGACGCCACGACGACCACGGCATCTTCGTTCAACGCCGCCAACAACCAGCCTGGCCTCAACATGCCCGTGCAAACCGACGCCTTTTTCTGGCAACTGGACAGCGTCGCCCCTGCTATCGGGGACACGGTTGTCAGCAGTCTCAACACGTTCCGTTACACGATGACATTGCTGTATACATTGACGGCTTAGGCCGCCGCATGATACCCCGCAGAAGCGGTCGGGAGCCCTCTGAATGGCCAACGTCTCACTCATCGTCTCGTTCCCCGGCGCGCATCACAGGGTGCCAGGAAGCGCCAACCTACTAGTTGGCAACCCGCAGGCGCGCGTCGATGTGAACATGGCCGACATTCCGAGCGCGCCAAGCTGGTCAGGGACGCCTGAACTTGTCGTCGCGACAGACACCAAAACTCGGCTCCTCGTCGTGCAGACGTTCATCCCGCTTGAGATGGTGATGACGTTCACCGGCGAAGACCCCGCGGGCCTCGTCGCTACGCTGATTGAGGTCCCAGACGGCGGCGTGTGCGCGTACTCGACGCTCCTGCCATCCGGCGCGACTGGCGTGTATTTGAGGAACCCAGCGTGAGCAAGGGACCTTTCGAATACGCAGGCGGCTCATCGACGCCAACGCCGGGGTCAATTCCCGTCGCCGACCTCGGCTTCCTCGCTTCGCCACGTCTTGCGGGGCGCACGACGGCCGGCGCGGGTGATGGCGAGGAGATCAGCGTCGATTCTACGTTAGAATTGGCGACGCTGGTGCTGCGCCGAGCGGCTCTCACGGGAGACGTTACGGCTGCCGCGGGCTCCAATGCCACCGCCATAGGGGCCAACAAAGTCACCAACGCTATGCTTGCGCAGGGCGCGGCGCGCACCGTCGTCGGCGTCGCCGGCAACGCGACAGCGAACCGTGGCGACATCGCCGGCGGAGGCGCAGCCACCTTCCTTCGCGACAGCGGTACTGCGCTTGCGTTCTCGGCGCTGGCATCCGGCGACTTCCCGGCAAATACAACTCCGCTGACGGCGCTGGCCAATGCTGCTGCGCAGTATGACATCATCGGGCGCAAGACGGCGAGCGGCGGGGCGTGGGAAGACTGCACTGCGACGCAGCTTAAGTTGCCGCAGCTCGACGCGGCAAACGTGTTCACAAACACTGCGGGCGCGTTGCAGGTTGTCCTGAATGGCGGCGTCAATCCGTCTGCCAGCGTCGCGACGCTTTTTGGAGGCTTCAACGGCACGGTTTCGAATCCCCTGCGCGCTGTCATGGGCATTGCCACCGCGGCGTTCGTGTGGGAAGTCAACCGCTGCAACAACACGCAAGCCTCACCTACGGCCCTCGCATCTGGCGACATTATTTCAGTCATTCCACAGGCGAGGGGGTATGACGGGTCGGCCTATTCAATTTCGCAAGCGGGCGTCGCAACTCGCACTATAAACGCTTGGAGCGGGAGCGATCATTCCTGCGAGATCGTGTTGTTCTCGACGCCCGGCGGCTCGACGACGCAGGTCGAGAGCCTGCTGGTGGGCGACGGCGTCAAGGTTGGGACGCCGACCGGCGGCTATCTCGGTTTCGGCACACTCAATGCCGCTGGCGTTATCCGCTGCGGCCAGTTTACCTTCGCCACGCTTCCCGCCGCCGCCACAGTTGGCGCCGGCGCACGCGCCTACATCACCGACAGCGCCGCCGCCCCTGTCTTCGGCGTCGCCGCAGTTGGCGGCGGAGCCCTTGGCATCCCCGTCACGTCTGACGGCACTACATGGAGGAACGGATGATCTACGAATTTCTGTACCGCGGCCCGATCGCGGCCGAAAAACGCCCAAGCGCCTGGCACGTCATCATTGCCGAGGAGTATACGTCGTTCGGCGAAACGAAGCTCAACACCAAAGGTCCGATGACGCCGGATCAGTCGGCCGCTGCGGGCTTCCCGCTGTCCGACATCCTCGCCGAGATAAACGCCACGGCGCTATCTGAGCGCGACGCCGCTGTCGCCGCTACTGCGGATGAAGTTGCTGCGCACGAGGCCACCAAGGCAAAAGCGCAGGAGATGGCGGCGACGCTGGACAAGGTCGCTGCGGTGGCTGCCGACGCGCTTGACCGAGCTGCGACGCACGAGGCCGCCGTGGCAGACCTCCAAGCGCGGCTCGACGCCCTGAAGGCGGATGCCGCTGCTGTGGAGCCTGCTGACTTGGCGCAGCCCGCCAATCCGGTGTTGAACAAGCTCACCTTCGGGCTTCTCGGGAAATGAGCATCCAGCGTAAATCCGAGCTAGTGAAGCTCGTTGTGGAGGTGGCGCCGGACAAGTCCGTCGCAGCCACAGCGACCTACGCTAGCGGCGCATGGGACGGCGATAAGCAGGAGTGGGTCGGCCAGCCGCACATGGTGGAGGAGCCGTTCAACTCGTTCGCCCACGACGTCTCGCGTCTGAAGGGCATGGTCGGGCCGATGTTCATGCAGGTTGCAGCGGCGCACGAAGTGGCTAAGTCTGAGGCGGCAGCAGCCAAACTCGGCGGCACTATGCAGATGCAAGCCCACGCCGCTACACAGGCCGAACTCGACGCCACCAAGGCCGCCCATGCCGGGAAAGTGAAGGAGCTGGCCGCCGCGCTGGAGACCAACGGAAAGCTCTGGAAAAGCATCTCAAAGCTCGAAGACGCCGCCTTCAAGCGCATTAGGAACCCAATCCTACACCGCTTGACGCGGGGCCGAGCCGGAAGGTAGTTTGACCTCCTCGGCAATCAACCTGAAAGGCGGTGATCCTTGTCTCTCCTCGATAAACTCAAAGGCTGGCGGACTATGATCGTAATGGCGGTCGTGGCCCTGTTCGGCGTTCTCAGCGCCGTTGGCGTTGTGAAACCGGCAGACGCGGTCGGCATCACGCAGGACACCGTCGGTGCGCAGTTCGACTTCTGGCTCGGGACGGCCTCCACGGCCATCGCCAGCGTCGCCGCGCTCCTTCGCCTGTTCACGACCACGGCCACCGGCCAGAAATCGTAGGAAGTACCTTGCGCCGCCTGTCGCTGGAGGAGTTTGATACCTTCGCCAACGACAGGCGGATGCTTTCCGAGCGCGGCGCTGACCCGCTCCTGACCTACGACAACTCCTCCCTTTACACGCCCGGAGCGGCCCACGTCGTGCTTGAGCACATGGGCTGCTGTATGCCGTTCGTCGACTGCGGAGACGGCGTGTACGATATGCACTTCCTGTTCCCACCCGCCACACGCGGCGCACACGCCCTTTCCGCTGCGAAAGCAATGGTCACGGAGGTGTTTACAAAGCAGCGCGCCCGACGTATTACGGGCTCTATCTCGCGGTCTCACCGTGCGGCCCGCTGGTTTTGTCGCCAGCTAGGCTTTGTCCCCGTAGAAACGAGTGGGCATCAGGTCCACTACGCGATGGATCGTACGGAATGGCCTGGGTAGGCGCAGTCGTCAGCGGAATCGGCTCCATTGTCGGAGCCAGCCAGAAGGCCAAGGCTGCCAAGAAGGCAGACCAGCGCCTTCAGGAAGGGCGCGACTACGCCATTAACAAGTCTGGCTTGGGCGACTTCCGCGACGCCGGCGTGAAGGCCAACGACACCATTTCCAATCTGTTGAACATCGGCGGCGCCAACGACAACACGCAGGCGAGCCAGGCGGCCTTCGACAACTACCTGAACTCGACCGGCTACCGCTTCCAGATGAAGCAGGGTCAGGACGCCATCGCATCCAGCGCCGCGGCGCGCGGCCTGCTCAACTCAGGTTCGACGCTGAAGGCGCTGACCAAATTTGGCCAGGGTACTGGTAGCCAATATTTCAACGACTATCTCAACCAGGCCGGTCAGGTCGCGAATCGGGGCGAACAGGCCGCGTCCGACCTCGCGCACACGGTCACGGGGACGGCTGGCGCCTCTGCGCAGGTGCTCCAGTCCGGCGGCAATGCGGCGGCCGACACCCTCAACCAGGGCTTCCAGAACGCCGCGGACTATCTCGGCTACCAGAGCCAGGACCCGTCTGACACGGATAAGCCGGCGAGCGTCGGCACGAGCATTTCCAACATCTTCAACCGGATCTTCAACCGGCCCAAGGCGGCGTAAATGAGCAGCCTGACTGACGCACTCGAAGCCGGCCGACGCGCCCATGAGCAGTCCGTGGAGTTGGCGTACCAGCGTTCACGCCGGGCCGTTACCGACCCTCTGGAGGATCAGGAAGCCGCGCTCAAGCTGAAGGCCGACCAGCTCAACACCGACAACCTGCCAACGGCGATTGCCCAGAAAAACGAAGCCGCGCGTCTCGCCAACGAGGAAGCGGCGCAGACCAATGATTTCAGCAACACCAACCGCGTCTATCAGCGCGCCGGGCAGTATCTGGGCGCCGTGGCTAACCAGCTCGACGCCAATCCGAACGCCAAGCCGTCCGACATCCTGAAGACGACGCCGCCGGAAGTGCTCAAGGCCGTGCATCTGGACACCCCGGATGCGCAGGCGCACTTCGCAGAGGTCTATGACGCTGACCCGTCGCTGGTCCGCGCACATGCCCAGCAGTACGGCGCGGGCCGGAAAGTCACGAAGTCGGAGTTCGTCACCAAGGATGGAACGCCTGGCTTCCTCCAGACTTTCGAAGGCGAAGACCAGCCCCACTTCACGCCGGGTTACAAGAAGCAGATCACCGGCGGCGGCTACACCATCGCCGGCAAGCGCTACGACTCGCAAGGCAACCTCATCACCGACGATAGCGAGGCGCTGGCCGCGCTGGAGGGTGCGAAAGCCGCCAACCGCGCCGTGGGCACCGCGCAAGGCAAGACGACGGCTGAGGACATCGCGCCGTCCGACAAGGCCACGCGCGACGCCGGCAACGCCTTCCTCGACATCCGCAACAACGACAAGGCGTTCCAGGACGCGGGCACGCAGGCGCTCAACCAGATCAGCCAGCTCTCCGCCGGCTACGGCGCCAACTCCTCCAAGATCGCCGGCACGCCGGCCTATCAGTTGGCGCAGTCCCTCAAGACGATGCAGGCGCAGCTCACGCTGGGCGCGCTTACGGACCTCAAGAAGGCGTCCAAGTCCGGCGCGTCCGGTCTCGGCGCGCTGTCCGACAAGGAGGGCGCGCTGCTCGCCGCGCTACAAGGCTCACTGGACAGTGGGCAGGACCCGAAGGTGCTGGCGCACCAGATCAACGAACTCAAAGCCGTTCACGCCCAGCGCCTGATTGCGCAGGAGAAGGCGTTCCAGGACAACTACGGCATGACGCCCGAGGCCGCCCTATCCAAGGGCAGTCGCGCCCCGGCCGCTGCGACCCCCGATCAGTCCGTCTTCGATGCGAAGACGCAGGCCCTGCTCGACAAGTACAAGTAAGTGGACCGGGACCAGCTCATCGCGGCCCTCCAGAAGGCCGACGCGGTAGGCGACGAGGACGGCGCGCGTCATCTCGCGCAGGCCCTGCGCAACCTCCAGAGTCCCGTGGCTGCGCCACCGCCCCCACCGCCGGCTCCTGAGCCCGCACCTGAACCAGCCCACAAGGGCTTTCTCGACAACGTCGTTGAAGGCGCCGAGAACTTCGGCCGCGGCATTACGCGCCTGCCGGGCGCGGCGGCTGACTTGGCTAGTAACTTCGGGCGCGGCGTCGAGCGCATCGCCAAGGGTGACGTGTCGCTCAAGGAGGCCGGCGACGTCGTGCGGGCTGAGCTGAACTCCGTCCCTGGCGCTGACTTCGCCGGCGCAGTCGGACGCACAGCAGCGCAGGCCCTCAGTGGTCAAAAGGTGGACCCCGCCGCCGCACTCGCGGCGCAGCGCGCCCAGCACGAGGCCGACAAAGCCGCCATGCCTATCGCCTCCGCTGCCGGCTCGCTGGTGGGCTCCGTCGCCGGCGCGTCTGCGATCGAAGGCCGTGCAGCGCAGGCCGGGGTTACGGGCGTCGCCAAGCGTGCAGCGCTGGCGGCTGGCGGCACGGAGCTGGCTGACTCTGGCGACCTCGGCAAGGCTGCCGGGGCCGCTGCGGCCGGCGCGGCTGGCGGCAAACTCATTGAGACTGCGGCAAAGCCGATCATCGAAGCGATTCGGGCCTCAGACATCCCGCTTGGGATCAAGGTGCTCGCCAAGCGCCTCAAGATGGACCCGCGGGAAGTCGAAGCCAGCCGGCAAGCGCTGGTCGCATCGCGCGGCGGCGGGCCGCCTCCGTCCGTGGCTGAGATCGTCAACGACGCCACGAAGCAGCGCCTGGCGCCGGTGATAAAGTCGCAGAAGACGGTGGCGGAGGCTGCCAAGGCGGCTGAAGACGCCGGCGAGTTGGCGCGGCCGGGCATCCTCAAGCAAACGGTCGCCAACGGCCAGCCGCTCACCGACCCGCAAGAAATCCTCGCTAAGCGCGACGAAGTGTTCAACGCCCTCGTCGACCCAGTTCGCGACAAGGCGGGGTTGGTGCGTCCCAGCGAAGCCAAGCTGCTGCTGCACCCTGACGTACTGCGCTCGCTAGACGATACCGCTAAGCAGCAGCTCATGCAGTCAGTACAGACGGGCAAGCCCACTTTCCTCACCGTCGGGCAAGCCGACACCGTGCGCCGCTCGCTGGGCCGAGCCGTACAAACAGCCTCACAGGACGGCGCCAACCTTGGCGCGCTCAAGACGGCCCGCGGCATCGCCCGCGCGATCGGCGAG